ATCTTCGTACCTCCCCTGCTGACAATGCAGCCATTACTGTAGCTAACACAAAAGGTAGGTTCCGTCTGAAGGACAATGTAACCCAATGGGGTATCAACGAGATTAGTTCTTATGGTATCACTTTTGACTGTGTGGAGGCAATATGAGTAGGGACATTACTACTGAAGTCCTAGACGCACTAGATGATGATGTAGTCTATCCCTTCTTTGCTGTAGACTTGGCTTTCTCTAGTGGCCCTCTGTATTTGTGGTCTGGTTATGGTGATCTTGTCATTGACTCTAAGACCTACTTGGGTGCAGGTACACTGTTAGCCCTCTCTAGTGTAGAAGAGACTACAGAAATAGAAGCCAAGGGTGCATCTCTTACTTTGAGTGGTATACCCTCTAGCTTCCTATCATTGGCCCTAGCAGAGCCTTATCAGGGGCGTGAGTGCCGTATCTACTTCGGTATGACCAGTGACCCATCTGCTTATGTGGAAATCTTCTCTGGTGAGTTAGATCAGATGAACATCTCAGAAGAGGGCAGTACGTCTAGTGTCTCTGTGACTGCTGAGAATGTACTGATCAAACTTGAGCGTCCTGTAGTAAGGCGTTTCACTAATGAGGATCAGAAGTCTAGGTATCCTGCTGATAAAGGTTTACAGTTCATTGCAGGACTACAGGATAAAGAAATCTACTGGGGTAGAACCTCTAAATAGAAACTACACTAACAAATAGAAAGGCACCCGACATGCCAATCACTTACAGACAAGAATCACTGGTCTCCTACAAGGAGGACGCTACCCTTCTACTAGAACTACATTGGGAAGAGATTGCCCTCAACAAAGAGGCTATCAAGTTGAACCCAGATTGGGATACCTACTTCGAACTAGAAGATAAGGGTATCTTGAAAATCTTTACTGCTAGAGAAGAAGGTAAACTTGTAGGGTACTTCGTAGTTATCTGTAGGCATCACCTGCACTATAAGGATCACCTATTTGCTTTCAATGATGTTCTGTACCTGCAGAAGGAATATCGTAAGGGTTTCACAGGGGCAAAACTTATGAAGTTCGCAGAGAAGTGTCTTAAGGAGGATGGCATCTCCGTCCTTGTAGTCAACACAAAAAGACATAAGCCTTTCGATATTCTTCTATCTTGGCTAGGCTATAAACATGTAGAGAATGTCTACACCAAACTATTGAGGGATTGATATGGCTGTTTCTGCTGTAATGGGTGCTCTGTCTGCTGGGACTGCTGCATTGACTGGTGGAGCATTCATGGGGGGTTTCCTGCTTGGTGCTGGTGCTCTAGGTACTGCCATGACACACTTCCTTGTCTCAACAGCTATGGGTGCTGCCCTTAACGCCCTTACCCCTAAGCCTACAATCAGCAACCGTGGTAGCCGTGGCTATAGCCTGACTGGTGAGAGTGGTTCTGCTGTGGATCATCAGATCGTCTATGGTATGGCTAGGTTAGGTGGGGTACGTCTCTATGATGCTTCTACTGGCTCGAACAACGAGTACCTTCATCGGATCATAGCTTTTGCTGGTCATAGGATTCAGTCCTACGAAGAAATATATCTGAATGACGAGATTGTTACTCTGGATGGTTCTGGGAACGTAACCTCTCCTGCTCGCTACAATGGCTATGTCCGTATCAAAACCTACTCTGGGATGACTACACAAGCTGCTGACACTGACCTTATCTCAGAGACACTCTCTCTTCCTGAGAACGAAGGGCGTTGGACTTCAGCACATAGACTGCGTAATATTGCCTATCTCTATGTTCGGTTCAAATACAACCAAGACGCTTTCCCTAATGGCATTCCCGTAGTTTCCGCTACCATTAAAGGTAAGAGGGTCTATAACCCAGACACTACAGTTACTGAGTGGAGTGATAATCCTGCCCTCTGCTTGAGGGACTATATCTCTTCGTCTTATGGTCTTGAGCAACCTGATAGCCGTATTGATGATACTTCTGTCATTGCTGCCGCTGCTATCTGTGATGAACTTGTAGGCGCTGACAAGCGTTATACTTGCAATGGTTCTTTCGTTACCTCACTGTCCCCTAGCCAGATCATCTCTGACATCCTGACTTCGATGGGTGGCCTATTCTGGTACTCTCAGGGTAAGTGGAGAATGAAGGCTGCTAAATATGTCACACCTACAGTAACTCTTGATGAAGGGGACTTACGCTCTGGCATAAGCCTGTCTACTCGTCATTCTCGTAGGAACAACTTCAATAAGGTTAAGGGGACGTTCAGGGGTGCTGAGTCTGATTGGCAAACTGCTGACTACCCTACAGTCACAGACAGTGCTTTCCTTGTAGCAGATAACAATATTGAAAACGTAGTGGATGTACCATTGCCATTCACTTCTGACTCTGTGACTGCACAACGGTTGGCTAACATCTTCCTTCGTAGGAATAGAGAGCAACTCACCTTCTCTGCTTCATTTGGTCTTAAGGCTTTCCAAGTGCAAGTGGGTGACTTTGTATATATCAACAACACTCGTTTCGGTTGGTCCAACAAAGCCTTTGAGGTTACCAACTGGACTTTTGGTCTGGTAGATGGACTTGATCTTCAGGTACAAATGACCCTTCGTGAGATTAGCGAAGCAGTGTTTACCCTCTTTGATGCTTCTATCTTTGAGAACAACAATACAAATCTACCTAGTGCTTTTTATGTAGAGCCTGTTGGTCTTGTTGTCACTGGACAAGTGAGGATCATTAAAGAGAGCTTGACAGATGTTATCATCGCCAATGTCACCGCTACCCAGCCGGATAACGTAGAGAGGGTAGAGGTACAGTTTAAGAAGACCGAAGACACTAAGTGGACCGTTATTGGTGTAGGTGATCTAGGTGACTACGAAGCTATTGCGGTAGACCCAAGCACTACCTACGACATTAGGGCTAGGTCCTATAGCTTCCTTGGTGTCAAGAGTGAGTGGACTTACCGAAACGTTTTCCAACCTGTTGGCTCGGCTGAGCCTCCATCAAATGTGACAGGGTTCTCTGCTAATCTTAATGGTGGGGTAATTAACCTTGTCTGGACTGCTGTTCCTGATCTGGACTTGTCATACTACCTGATCCGTCATGCCCTAGAAGAGACTGGCGCTACCTTCGCTAATGCCACTACAGCCGTTGAAAAGGTTTCTCGTCCTGCTACCTCTGTAGCCATCCCTACAAGGCCGGGAACCTATGCTATCCGTGCTTATGATAAGCTAGGCAACCCTTCAGTCTTTACAACCTCTGTGGTTGTTCCCTCAGGCGCACTAGAGACCTTTACAAACAACCCGACTGACGTTGAAAGCCCTACATTCCCCGGAACCAAGACGGATTGTTCTGTGACCAGTGGACAACTCCGTATCACCGACACCTCTGTAGCACCCTCTGACGCAACGTACACCTTTACTGGATACATTGACACTGGTGCAGTCCGTAGGGTTCGTGCTCGTGTAGATATTAACGTAAACCGTTTTAACAGCGGTTCTGGTTTGTTTGATAGTCTTTCTGGACTGTTCGACAGTTTCCCCGGCCTCTTTGATGACTTCACAGGAGGGAATCAGGATGCTGATACCGATGTTCTAACCTACATCTCTATCACGGAACAAGACCCTGCTGGGAGTCCTACTTGGTCTGCCTACCAACTGTTCAAGGCTGGGGATTTCTACGGAAGGGCCTTCAGGTTCCAAGTAGTCCTTAACTCTGAAAGCGTTGGTGTGTCCCCGAGCATCTCTGGCTTGACTGCAAGAGTGTCCTATAACTAATCTTCCCCCGACAAACTAAAAGGAGCCTAGTGATGGCTACACATGACTACGTTATTGATAACCAGTCTGCTTCTGCTTTCAGGACAGACCTAAACAATGCCTTGCAAGCAATTCTAACACAGAACTCTAATGCCACAGCCCCCGCTACAACTGCTGCCAATATGATTTGGTACGATACAGCTAATGATCAAATCAAGAAGCGCAATGAAGCCAACAGTGCTTGGATTACTCTTGGTACTGTTGATGAGGGTGCTGGTACGTTTACCCCAACTGGACAACGTGCTCTAGCATCTCAGGCGCAAGCAGAGGCTGGCAGTGATAATACCACAGTGATGACACCTCTTCGTGTGTCTCAGGCTATCGATGTTCTGAGTATCTTCACTAAAGAGTATGTCAGTTCAAACCAGACAATCACGACTGGCGGTCTTCTAACTTTGGCGCATAGCCTAGGGGTTGCCCCAAAGAACATCTTCCTAGAACTTGTCTGTTCTACCGCAGAAAACAACTACTCTGTCAGCGACGTTATTGTTGTTAGCGTTAATAGCAGTAGCTCGACTTCCGGCACAAGACCTTTGGGTGTCTATTATGACGCAACAAACGTCTATGTTCGTTTTACAAGCAGCGAACCCCAACAGTTTCTCGGAGTAAACAAGACAACTGGGGTGGCTGTAGCTTTAACTAATGCCAACTGGCGTCTAAGAGTGAGGGCCTTCGCATGACGACCAAACATTATACCACGTCTGAAGGGGTTTACCTTGGTGGCTTTGGTGATGGTGCGACACCTGCTGATGGTGCGATAGAAGTGGCTAGTGCTCCAACCCATGCAAGTCAGATTTGGGTTAGTGGGCAATGGCAATCTCGCATCTACACGCAATCTGAGCAAGAAGCTAAACGCCAAGCAGCCTTTGTTTCTGAGGCTGATCCTTTGTTCTTCCAATGGCAGGCTGGGGAATCTACAGAAGAAGAATGGCTTGCTAAACGTCAGGAAGTCCGTGACCGCCATCCCTACCCTACTGAATAAGACGCAAGCTATCGGGTTTACACCCTCATAAGGAGAACTAGCAATGTCTTTGAAGAAGAAAGTCTCTGGGGCTGTTGCAGCCGCTGTAATCCTTGTAGCTACCCCATTCATTGCCAAGTGGGAAGGGCTAGAGACTACCGCCTATAGGGATATTGTAGGTGTTCCAACTGTCTGCTACGGGGAGACTCGTGGTGTGAGTACGGGAGATAACTACACCAAAGCAGAGTGCATGAAGATGCTCCAAGTAGCTGTAGGAGAGTACTATAGCAAACTGGAACCCTGCATGACCAACAAGAACATGCCTGTAGGTGTTCAAGCATCCCTGTTAGAGCTGTCCTATAATGTAGGTACAAGTTCTGTCTGCAAGTCAACCATGATGAAACTCGCTAATGCTGGTCGCTACAAAGAGGCTTGTAATGAACTCCGCAAGTGGGTCAAGGCTGATGGTGAAACCATAAAGGGGCTACAGAACCGTAGGGCTGATAGTAAGGCTACGCTCTGTCAGAAGGGGCTGTGACGTGCGTGTCCTACTCTTGGTGGTCATACTAGCCCTATCTGCTTGTGGGGGTCCCTTGGGCTTCCTAACGGGTGGGGGACCTAACGTAGCAGCCAATGTACAAGCAGGCAAAGAGAACACTCAACAAGTTGTAGGCAATCAGAACACAACAGAAGCAGGAAGGGATGTAGTTCAGCAAGACACCCCTGTTATCGCGGATACTATTGAAGAAGTT